GTATCTGTCAGCTGGTTTCCTGCTTCTATCAGAAGATGGGTTCGGGTATCTGTCGGCAGGTTTTGGATTGGTTGTTGCTGGTGTCCTCTTTTTAGCCCTGTCAATTTCGTTTTGTTTTTCCTCACCAGCAACTCTTGTCATTTGGTCATATTTTGCTCGTGCGCGTGCTCGGGCATCTCGTTCCGCCTTAGAACGGTCTCCCACTTTTGCATTACGCTTTATTCCTTGACGTGCAAGTTCTGCGCGAACAAATTTTCTACGAGCTTTTTCGTATGCAGTATTGCTTTGTTTTTTGTATGGAGCTCTTTGCTCTTGTGGTGTTCCGTCAAAAATCATTCCATCGCCATCGTGGTCTACTGCTTGATTAGATGTTGGGGATACTCCAGCCATCTGTCCAATTGATTGACCAAGATTTTTAATTTCCATGTCTAGTTCGTCTGATTTTTCTTTTATGTTTTTGTATCTTTCGAGAAGATTTCTTCCTTTTTCGGCAAGACGAGCTGCATCTTCTGCGTTCTTGGGAACACGTTCACCCCAAGCCGCTGCAGACAAAGCCAAACGAGTTGCTCGTCCTTTTTCGTCAACAAGTGGGCCTGATGGGTTGGTAAAAAACCTTGTTAAAAATGAACCTTTTCGACGCATTTTTTCTGGGGTGTTTGCGGCACCTTTTACTCCTGGCTTAAGATTCGCGCCTTCTGTTCGTTTGAAATAAGCCCTACCGGCAGCTGTTAGCCCACCTTTCGGGTCACGTATTTTTTGTTTTTCGGATTTTTCAGATATTTCTATTTCGTCTGTTTCTGTCTTCTTTTTAATTGGGACACAGTTGGGAACCATTTTCCCATCTTTTCCCTTTTTCATTCCCACCTGGATGTAGCCCTCCCAACATGGAAGTCCTTTTTCTTCTATATTTTTTATTTCTCTGTCGGTGTCTTCATTAGTTGATTCATCTGACTTTGATTGAGTATCACCGCAACAAGCAATTTTTAATTGCTGCTCAATTAGTAATAATTCTTCTAGAAGAATATCTTCGTCATTCATAATGAATCGCTTTCTGAATTAGGGTTACTCTGACCCTTCGGAGTCAGATGTTCCATTATTGCTTTTACTTTCAGGGCTACGCCCTGTTGAAATCATAATGCCCGCAAGGGTGCCTGTAATGAAGGTCGCCACAGAAGAAAGAACCCCAAAGAACATTTTGTCATTCTCTGCCTGTGCACCAATTGGTTGAGTCACAAACACCAATGCCCAAAGAACACCAACGGTTGTAATCAAAAGAACAAAACCAAGAACACAGCCGACCACAAATTTGAGGCGGGCATCTAGTTCTGTTGGCGTCAAACGAGGACGGTTATTAGAGTTACTTATCTTAAACATTATGCTCCAAACGCTTTCGTAAATCCTTGAGGACAGGTTTTTTTACAAATTAAATCTGCAATAACAGGCGCAAATGCCGCCCCAATTGCAATGAAAACACCCGCTGGTGTTGCCCACAGTTCTGTATGTTTCAAACTTTCAGCCAGACAATTTGAAATTATGTTGTCTAGCAGTGAATGGTCAATGCTGTTACTGACTTCTGGAATAAGCAAAAATGCATCAGCAATTATTTCGGTCATTGCTTTTACTACAACTGCTTTTTCTGCTTTGTCTTCAATCCAAAGAATTGGCTCTGCCATCAATGACAGAGTGGTTGATGTTGCGGCACCTTCAGGTTGCTCTGGTCCAAACGCGGCAAATACCGCCGCATTGACTAGTGCGGTTATCGCTAAGTTGCAAGCGTTTTCATCCACCCAATGGTATGCGTCAATTACTCCTGCTTTTACTATTTCGTAGCCGTCTACTATTTCTAAGGCAAGCAAGTCTTCAAGTGTGTGATTTTTTTCGGGATGTTCGTGGACGTATCTTATTGCGTGGCTAGTAAGCCCCCATGTATCACAGCATGAACCTGGTGCATCGCCACCCAAACCATACATTCTCACATAATCGTCACCACAATCTGAGCGATGGTAAACGATACCCCAACCATTTCTCTCAGCCATTTCAGTCTCCTGTATTTTGTGTGGTTTTTACTTTTGGTTCTGTTGGGTCCCAACCAAGCAGAACTTCTGTGCAGTTTCCATCCACTTCACATAGAGGTGGTTCACACTCTTTTTTCCCCCAATTTGTTGGGTCTTGACAAGAATAGCGATAACTACCGTCGTAACCGCAGCCAGTAAGCAAAAAAGTAATAACCAACCCAAGACTAAACCGCTTCATTCGCTTTTGCCTTCGCTGGCGATTTTTTGTCAACTTTGTTGAACACTTCATTTATTTCTGCATGCGATAATTTGCCGTCTTCAAGGAAGGCGCGAGACAAACCTTCTACAACTACTGCAACCCCTGCAATTCCAGCCATAAAGACGGCCTTGAGTACTGGAACACCAGCAATCGTTCCTGCGCCGATAACGCCAAGACCAGATGCTGCAAAAGTAGCAAGAATTCTAAGAAGGACATTTACAAAAAGGTCTTTTTTCATGCATTAATTATCCCACATTGAGGTTATTTAGTTTTGAACTCAGCCCAAGTTTTGTCTCCAACACCAAAATACTCTCTGGCGTTGCCCGACTGAATCATGTCTATATTTAGGCAGGCTGTCTGAGGGCTGTCTATATTATCCGATGAATATATTCGTGCTAATACACGTCCATATTTATCGTTTTTGTCAGGAATTGTGTTCACAAATACCCATTTATGATTTGAGCACCAGTCTTCAACAAACTTCTTTGCTTTGAGCCCTAGTTCTTTTTCCTTTAAGTCTTTGGTTCTTGATTCCGGTGTATTAATACCGTAAAGGCGAACTCTTATTTTATGGTGGACATTAAAACCTAAGTCCACCATCAAGTCGACAGTGTCTCCGTCGACGACACCCAGTATTGTCGCTCCGTACCAAAATCTTTGCATACAACTATTGTCTCACAAAAACAAAAACCCCACGCTTACCCATTACTGGGGGCGTGGGGTTTGTGTTTACTTAGTTATCAGGCTGGAGCGTTGTCGAATGTTACCTTCACGAACGCTTCTGGTCGCTTGACAGCAAGAGCGAGTCTTTGCTCTGCCAAGATAACAATTGCGTTGCGGATAAAGAAATCCGAATGCTGTTCGCTGATGCGAATGTTTGCCTGCTCACGGTCGTAGAGCTGAGCTCCCGTGCCGAAGGCGCCTGTCAAGCAGGTGCCCTGTGCGATTGCTGGTGTGTCAACAACTGGCATTCTCCACACCTTTGGTTCGCCACCCATTGCTACTGAAAGAGCAATCAGGTACTGACCTTGTGCGTCCTTTGCCAATTCGAGTTTTTCCCAATCCGATGGGTGAACAACAACGCCGCTTGGCTCGTAGTAGGCCAAGTAAGCGAGTGTTGCTGCACGACGAATTGCGTCTGCTCGTGTGTCTTTGACTGGAGCCGAAGCACCCGACGACCAGAGGTAAGTCTGGATGCCTGATGTCTGAAGAATACCCTTAAGGTTTTCTCCTGCACCGTCACCGTTGAGGATTTGTTGGTCTTCAAGAAGACGAAGACCGTACATCAACTCATTGTCAATGATTGAACGCAGCTGTGGTTCATCAGCAAGGACGTTGCGGTGTGCAGCCTCCCAGTGAGCCAATGTCTTCACTGCTACTTGCTCACCAACAAACGAGAAACCAGATTGTGGCTTAGCGGTAAAGGCGTTACCTGAACGCTCAGCAACTGATGCAGCGTTGTTGGTTGGTGCGCCTGAAACCGAGGTAAATCCAACTTGACGGAAGTACTCGATGACCGATGCTGTTGTTGTGCGAACTGGGAACAGGTCACGAACACGCTTTGTGCGCATCGGTGGTGTCACCATTGGGTCACGCTGAATGGTGCCGAAGTCGCCGAGACCCGAACCACGAGCAATTGCACCAACTGTTGGCATTGCACTGAAGACATCTTTGACTCCGTAGTTGTGTTGAGTCAACGATGCAGCTACCTGCCATGGTGATGACATGTTGTAGCCGTTGCGACCATTGGCGAGTGACTTGAACTCTGGTGAGTCAAGGAACATTTCGCCGATTGTCTTGATTTCGCGGCTTGTGAGTTGTTGAACACCTGCAGCTGCAGAAGCATATGCGCCTGCTACTGAACTTTGTGGCTGTGATGCCCACTGGTCAACTTCTTCCATTGCCGACAAACCAGAGATGAGACTCTTGATTTCTTTGATGTCAACCATGTTCTTGTCGAACGCTGATTTCTGCTCTGCAGAGACGACTACTGTGCCTTCTTCGATTTTAAAAGAATCAGCAATTGCCTTGTTTTCTGCCATTTTTGTGCGAAGAGCTGATTGCAGTTCTTCGACTCTCTTATTGTCTTGCGACATGATATTTCTCCTATTGAAATTTGAGGGTTGGGTTTAATATTTATTTTTCGTGGCTTAGGTAAGCACCCAGCCCTAGTTATCAAAATTAGCAGGCATTTTGCACCTATAGTGCAACTAGTTGTGTTTAAGAGAAAAGAATGTCAATAAATATTTTATTTTTGTAAAATCTCTTCGCAAATTGATTTTTTTCTTTTTAATTTACTTAACTCTTGACGCAAGATGGTCCTAACCATGGATTGGCTGTTTTCTCTTTGATGTCTTCTGCCAAGGGATGTGGTTCCAGAAAGCCTTGAATAATCAGTCATATTTGTGCATGGCATCCAAACGGCTCTCCCGTTTTTTGAAATTCTTCTGCTTATCCCGATGCAGCCAAGTTGTCGCGACCTAAATCTTGCTGATTCTGGGTCTAAAAATACATCTGGGTCTGTTTCTCTTACGTACTCAGGACCCCTATTTAAAGATTTTATTTCAGATTTCATGGAAATTCCGCTATCGGAAACAAGACCTACTCCGTCAAGGTGTATTACTCCGGTATGCATTGGGAGGTTTCTTCTTTTCTTGTATTTTCTACCCTTTTTCATCCGAGTAAATCTGCGAGCGTCTTCTTGACTACTTTTTTGTGAAGTTTCATCTGACCTATATCCGCCACCTCTTCGCTTGTACTCACGAACTAACCAAGCATTGGCGTAGGCAGAAGGATACACATCAAATTTTCTTTTTGCCTTAGCCTTAACTCGTGCATACAATTCAGGGTTTGTAGGTATAGCGGCTTTTTCATTTAAGCCCAAAGCATCAAGATTTTTCTTTTCTGTTGGAACATAAATTGGTTTTTTACCTCTTCTCTTTTGAGTAGATTCTGCCTTTCTTTTTCTTCTAACGGCAGATGCTATTTCGGCGGCAGTCATTGATGCAGCCTTGGATGCTGGCACGCATTTAGGGTACGCGCCTTTTTTGGCATCCCCTCTTCCGCAAGGCTCAAATCCGCCTCCCTTTTTTGGCCTAGAAATGTCGACCCATTTTTCTTTGAACCATTCATCCAAGGATTTTTTTTGGATTCTCTCTGGCCTCGACCCAGGGACAACGGTCCGCCACCTAGAAGATTCCGCTACCGTAGATATCTCATTGAGAATTTCGTGAGACTCACATGGCATCCAAACGCCATCAGCTGTTCTATGGGCACCACTGCAGCCAATCATTTTGGCGACATTTAGGGCTTGTATTTTTTCATTTAATTGAGATTTTGGTTTTTTCATTTCGTGAACCTAGCACTCATGTAAATCAAATTGTTTTTTTTCTGACCAAAATTTAAACTTTTCTTACCTTCAGTTTCTGCTTCGGTTAAACTATTAACACGCCTACTGACCCTTCTCTTTAACGAGGAAGAATCTTGTTGGTTTAGGTTTTTGCGGCCAAAACGTCTCAAAATACCAAATCCAATACTTTCCATTGTCTTTTGTACTGAAAAATCAGACAACTCATTAGACGGTTTGTTTTTAAACAAATTAGTCGTTGAATCAAAACCAAGATTTTTAGCTTTAACCAGATTCGCAAAAGAACTAATTTTCCTGTTGACAGTAAACGCTTTTGCTTTATATTCTAGATTTATCTGTTTGTTTTCACTTCCATGTTGGCTCAAGCTACTAACCAACAAAGGCTTAATTACAGACTTGCCACTAACTGACAAGCGTCTTTCTATAAAAGATTTTGCGCCTATAGCGGATTTAGGGGTGATGTTTTCTTTGTTTTGAACATCTATCGTTGGTAGATTTTTTGTCTCGATTTGGTCGCTTGATATATTGAAACTTTTAATTAGAAGATACTCCTCCTCCTTATTGAAGCTCTTGTACGCAGAACGAGCCATTCCACTTGGGATATTCCAACAGCATGCACTTACTTTCTTTTCGTTCATCTCTCTGGCCCAAGATTCACCAAGTGAGTTGACTCCATGGAAAGTTATTTGATTATCTTTTTTAAACGCAAGAGCAAAAGGGATTTTCCTTATAGCATCATAAATAACCGAAAATGAATTCATTATGTTTGCTTTTCTAGCATCTCAATAATGCTCCTCTTTGAGTTCACTAAAGAATCAAGTCTTACGTCGAACAATTTTTCAAGAATATTTAAATGCTGTTTTTCTCCGGCAGACAAACCATTTTTATTAAATCTTTCCCTCATTACTGCAAGGCTTGCCGCTTTAGCTCTTGATATCAATTTGTCTAGGGTTTTTCTAAAAACGACTTTTTGTTCAGCTTTTAAGGCAAGATAATATTTTGAGTAATAATTTCCAGTAAAATTATTATAAAACTCTTTTATATTCATTTTATTTCTTTTTACAATAGAAATTTTATCTAAGTCCACTAATTTGGATAAGTTGTTTTGAGCCAACATCGGCACAGTACCAGATGCGCTCTCCATTGGATATATGGATGATAATGGCCTGGATTCTTGGTCTGTTAGAAAATCTGACAACATAATTACCGCAACATCCTTGGGGTCTAAGTCATCAAACTTAATTTGGGGGTTAAATTTTGCTCCACTAAAAGCTGTTTCGACATCCTCCCTGAGATAGGGTCGCTCTGGACCTTCGCCGGAAGCCAGAATAATATCCGGCGATTCAAGTCCCATGTATTGCTGTATGTCGGCGGCAAAAAGCTCCTCAATGTGTTGATACTGCCTAGGTGCTGTATGTAGGAAATACTTTTTATTGCCATAAGTAACCAAAGATTGATTGTTTTCTAATCTTTGAATTTGAATATCTGAACTACTTGATAAAACCTGAGAGAGTATAGCCGGTGATATTTTGGACAAACTACCACCAGAGGACAAATGGTCTATAGCTTTTTCTATCGAATTAATTTTTCCAACTATGGCTTCATTAGAAGCTGACTCCCTAGATATGTTTTGCGAATTAGGGATTTTTGTTTTTCTGTTTTGTGCTTTAAACGCATCAATTGACCATTTAGGCTTACCGTTAATAATTTGATTAGGATTTTTTATTCCAACAAAGTTTTCTGAATAACTCATTCCATCGCCCGTCTCTCTGGCTACGGCTTTCAGTCGAGCACCGGGGTCTCTTGAATTGTTGATGGTCATTGATGAATTCACAGTTCTTCCTAATTTTCGTCTTTCACCAATTGAGAGTTTGCGTCTTTTCCCTAAAGTAAGAGTTGAGCCCCCAGGCATTACGTAAATAAGAGAAGTTATGCCAGTGTTTGAAAGTAATCCAAGTTCATCATTGCCGATATCTGACGGAGACAAAGCCGACAGAATATAAGTCGCACCCTCCATGTCTCTGTTGTCTGGAATTGCCCTTAAAACCTTTGCGGGAACAACCGGCTCCAGAGTGAATCCATCTCTTCTAACCATTCTGGCAACCTTGCCACTATGTTGGCCTATTTGTTTGACCATCTCTTTTATTTCAATTGATGCGGCTCTTGAATTGGCTAAAGAAACTTTTGGAATTTGAGGTCTTCTTGTTTCTATTAAATTTCCAGCGACAGGCACACCGGTTACGGGGTTTGCTTGCACTTCGGGAAATTTTGGTTTTTTTGCAAGTCTTCTTAGGGTTGCTAAGGCCAAACCCAAAGGAGATGGTATGTCAAATAGTTTTGCGCCGCAAGTAGAAAGACGTGAATCAGTAAATCTACCTCCGTACTGATAGCCCTCAGGACATCGATACCCTCTTGATGGTTTAGTTGGTATGCTTCCAGAAAAACTAGGTTTACCAGGGGTAAGGGTTCTGTAAATAGCAGACCTCACAGGTGAGCGTATTGGGTCTGAATCCCCTGGGATAAGAAGACTCAATGCTGTCCGGCCCAATTTTTTTGTTTTAAGTAATTGAAAATCAGATTTCTTGTTTTTTTTCGACCTTTGACTTCCGTTTCTTTGGGCAAGCGATTTGTACTCAATTAGTTGTGAGTTTAATTTTCTTTTTGATTTAAATAAATTTAATTTTTCTAAACTTGATAAATCGGTTAATATGAATCGAGTTACGGATATTCTGGAATCCAAGCCAGATTCAGGGCAGCAGCCGTCCTTAGATAAAATCATCTTGCGAACAACATTCTTGATTTAAAGACTTTTCGGAAGCCCCAATAATCATTTTTTGGCCATTCTCGTCTTCACCATGTATTTCCCAATTATCTACATTTCTAAGTTCTTGTATGAATTTTTCTTCCATTTCGATAAAGTCTCGCAAAACTTCGATACCGTGGACAATATCTAAATTAGTTACAACTGGAGTTAGTTCATCTTGGGGCAATGATTTAAATTCATGAAAGAAAACATCATCAGTTTCTTCGTTAAATTCTAAATTTTTTTTCTTAGGGTTTCCTAAACTTCTTAATCTTCTAGAAAAATCAGCATTTGACCAATTTCTTTTCTTCAACTTACCTCGACAATTTTTCATGCCTGGATGATGACAGCCTTCGTTTGGCCAAAGACCAGTTGTTTCATGATGCAGCCATGCGCAGATATTGTTGAGGGGGTAGAGTTCTGGGTGGTCGGCAAGTATGACCCTGCACCGACGAAATCCGCCAGGCTTCTTCATTATCGGTCGCCAATATCGAAGAAGTCTTTCCAAATTACCCCTACGCGGGCCGTAGCCGCGAAGAATATCCCCTGTAATTATCTCTTGTGGGAGAATACCCCCAAGAGGGTCTAGTTTTTGAGAAAAGTTGTTTTCGTTCATTTTAATTTTCTCCAGTATCAAAGAGCTTCATCAGGAGCCATGCCCGATGTGCGTCTTCGGGCCGAAATAAAGCCTTATCTGAGAGTATCATTGTTCGGTCTTTCTTGGTGGACATAGATTTTTCAATGTTGTCAATTTTCTTTTTAATAACTTTTTGAGACGACTTTATGTCCGTAACGACAACAACCCCATCCAGCATGGATTTGTCAATCTCTGTATTCTTCCCAATAAAAACATCAAACCATTTACCTTTTGAGGGGTCAATAGGGGAGTCCCATAAAAAACGATGAAATTTTGTGTTTCTTATTTTTCTAATTCCTGGGTTCTGGGATACCCAGGAAAAAAATCTAATCATTACGGTATGACCATCTGGACCGACCAATACCCCATCTTTGGATGAGCCTTTAGAATCAATTACGTAATAGAGCTTTTCATCTTCTATTCCACCGACCAATACTGCTTTCATTCTGGGTTACCAACAAGTTCTCGTGTTTTGTTTTTTCTCATTTTTTTTACAATATCCCTTAACGCTTCGTCTAGTTCTGAGTAAATATTTTGCTTAATTACTTGCTCAGGACTATCGTTAACGTTCGCAGTTTTGTTATATGTCTTTGGATTTTCAATATTTATACCAGTTGGGTGAGCAAATTTAACATAACCAATCCCCATTGATTCATACTTTTTCTTTATTTTTTGAGCAGTTCTGTATTCTTTTAATTTCTGAACTCCTAGAGTAACGATAGGTGATTGTTTTGACACAACTGATATATATTGAATTTCGTCTGAAGTAAATCCAAGTTTTTGCATCCTTGGTTTAAGAATTTCAATATTTACGACATCCGAAACGTCTTCGTTTTCTGCAAGTTTTGCAACTTTTGAAAACGGATAATGAATTCCTTCAACTTCATCTTTTGAGAACCCACCAAGAATGTTCGCTTCAAAGACTTCATGCTCCCTGTCGTCTGACGGGTCAATTTTTCCTACCGGCTTCATTCTGCCATTTGAATCTCTTTTAGCACCAACATGTGAATAGTTTTTGTCTTTTGATGAACCGAGTAAGTGGAGCATGGCATCAAGGTTTTCGTCATCCTTACCCAATCCGTCACTAACCGTGACTGCGTTTACGATATCTTCTCTTTCCGTAGAGTCAAGCAACACAGGCTGGTGTCTTGTGTCAAACGAGTTGCCCCTGCCATAGGCAACTCTGTTCGCTGTTTCTGGACGTAGAATTACTTCTATTTCCCCAGAAGCGGTAAGTCCATCACCTATGACGTCTTTATCTTGTATTTCGAAAATCGCGTCAGCTCCATAATTCCCAGAGCCAGTTTTTTGTACTCGTTTTTTCTTTTCCTCAATATGTGATTTATTTACAACATATCCAGTTACTGGACGAAGCGCGGCTGGGGTGTCTGCTGGGATACCTATTTCTTCTTCGTACTTTAATCGATAATTATCAGCAGAAGACCCTTTTTTGAATTTAAATCTTTGACCCATTTCTAAATCATTTTTTGCAGTTTTGGTTTCATAATCGGCTTTTCTCATATCAACAGAACTGCGTATTTCGTTTAAAATTTTATACGCAATATTAAAAGCTAGTTTGGAATTTTTATCCTCACGGCTAGATATGTTTTTAAATTCTTGTTGGTCAATTGTTGATAAAATTTTATTTAATTCCTCTAGAGGTATTCTTTCTTTTTTGGCTACTTCTTGTATCGATATTCTGGCAATAGTTGGTCCAGTATTTTTAATTAGGTCTTTTACGAAATATGAAAAAGTATTGTGTTGATTGTTCTTGTTGTAGGACGAAATTAAAAGAACAGCAAAATTAACTTTTTCCCGAATATCTTTATCAAATCCAGCCCTTCTCATTGCTGCGTCAATAATTTGGCCTGATTTTCTGGTAATCAGCTGGTTATTTGAATATCTATTAAAATCCCTAGTAACCAATTTAGAAATTTCTGATTTGGTTCTTGTCGGGGAAAATTCCTGAGTTCTTATTTCGCCAATTTCATAAAGTTTATCTTTTTCGGCAGGGATTGCTATTCTCTCTGCCATTCTTGTCATTCTGTTATATAGTTGAAAACGTTTTTTGGGGTCAGTGGCGACTTTGTATTCATCATAAATCTCATGAATGGCTTCTTTATCAATAGCGGACTGTGGTGTGTGAAATTGCAATTCAAATCTTGTTCCATTTGGATGAACGGCGGCAATATTTATACCCTGATACGGGTCTCCTGCTTGCCAGTAATTTTTTACAGTCAGGTTGTAGCCTGATTTTTTTAAATCTTCTATAACCCCAGATGCTCCAGAAACATAATTTTCTGGGGGAAATGTTGCTGTGTAGCGCACAACATCAGACATTTCTTCTGCGGCTTCAGTCGCTGAGCGATTGCCCTTTTCGTCATTAATTTTTCTTGCTAAAGACTTAATCGACTTCAATCTATGTTTTAAGCCAATTAAGACAGAACCATGTTTTTCTGCAAGGTCTATTAATGTTTCCGTAATTTCTTTTTCTACTTTTTCTATCTTTTCTCGTTGCTGTTTAGCTGCCTCCACTATCTCGACCGGATATGTGCCATCTTTTGGAAAAGGATTTGGTGGGTCGACAAGGTCGTAGCCTTTGTAATTTTTCTTACTTGGGTCTACCGCCCCCCATGGTGCATCAACTTTTCGAAGGTCGACTACTCGTGCTTGTATTTTCTGATTCCCTAAAGCACGATTCATGGCAACTCTATTGTGTCCATCAGACACATACATTTTCCCATCAACGTCTATGACGATATGCGGGTGATAACCCTCCCTAAAAGGAACTTCGCCGGAAACAACGCTATCTATTGCTGAACCTTTTAAGTGGGATTCGGTCGGACGAATCTCTGATGACAAATCAATTTCCGTAAGTGGAACATCATCCCACCCATCCCATTTCTTGGATGCTTCAAGTGCCTGGTTCTCTGAGTATTCTGGCTTCCATTCCATGCCGTATATTCGCACAGACCTGTCGCGACTATCTTTGAGACCCGGAGAACGTAGTTCGTTATTGGCTGCAAGATTTTTGACTTTAATTGGATAGATGTTTTTGTCTTTTATTTCTTGAATTTTTTCTTTTATCTGATTATTTAATAGCGCCATATGTTCATCAAAATCTGCTTTGGACATTGGCTTGGTTTCGCCATCCTCATAAGGAACAACTTTTCCTACAGTTTTTCCTTTAATTTCCAGATGTTCTTGAAATACTTTTGCTAAAGTCAGGGCTTCAAAAATAGATGTTTGCAATTCGTTTACTTGAACTTGAATTTTTTCATCTTCTGGCAAATGGTCATTAAGCATTTTGATGCCAGCCCATCGATGATGTCCGTCAACTACATACCCATCTCTTGACGTAAGTATTGGCCCCTGAAACCATGCCTCTTTTGAATCCAAAAAATTTTGACGATTTTTAATAAATTCTTCAGTCCCCGGCTTGCCCCACTTGTCTCTGGCGGCCATGTATTGGTCGTAAATGTTTTCAGCAGTCTTATCAATTTGTGCATTTTTTAATTGTTTTTGTGATGCAAAAAGGTCGTCTGGATTTTTTGACTTACGGACGACTGAGTCTTCTCCACCAGGAAGGGCTTGTTTTAGAAATTTTATCAATTCGGGTTCTGTCACAACCTCGACTTTGCTCCAAACAGTATTATCGAATACCCATTTTTTATCTTCTTCACTAACGCTCGCAAACGTGTCAGGATTTCCCAGATTTTTTACTATTGCCAAATATCGTTCCTTATCTTCCTTGGACAAAGAAGGGTTAAAGGCATCTTTATACTCACCGCCAACATGGCCAGATATTAAAGCCCTCATCGCTGGTGAATTGGCTCCCTTAGTGGGGCCTCCGCTCTGTGGCATGTGTTCACGATTGACTCCAATGTTTTCGTTACAAAAGAGATTTCGTCCGACCTCATATAAGCCACAAAGGTCTATATCATGCGTTTCCATAAAATTTTTAATGTATTTATCTTTTTCGTCACCAGATAACCCAAGACTGTCAGCTTCTGCTCCGGCAAGAGTTTTAAGTTCTTTTTCGGTTTGTAGCGCTGCATTTTTGACCATCTTTCGTTCGGCTCTGTCTGGAACCTCTACTTCATAGCCAAGAGCCAACAAAGCAATCGCTTGTTCGGCAGAGTTTGTTCTATATATTGGATTGTCTGAAATAACACTTTTTTGTTTTGAGCGTTCTAGGCCAAGGTTGCTCATTAATGTCGCATCATCCAGTTTATGTAGTTCGCCGTTGCCTAGATTTGCTTCTTTTAATTTTTTAAATTCATCTTTGGCCCCCTGGGCGGCGGCAGCTTGTTTTGCCTTATCCCTAAAGTCCTTAATCCTGCGCTTTAGCCTGCTGTTTGGCTTTGATTCTGAATCCAGAACTGTTTCTGCTTGCAATCTTGGATTGTAAGTACCAGAAGAAACAAAATTATTGAGTTCGGACTCTCTCATTCTGACTCTTGTTCTTTTATCCATGCTGTTATGTAGTTCAACTGCAGCGTCTTCGACTAATTTGATGATTTGTTCTGGCTCGTTTTTTATAATTAATTCAGCCACCTCTGGGTCCAAGGAGTCACGAGAAAGTGATTTGAATTTAGTTGGTTCATTACCTGTGAGAACAGCCTTGACGTCTGCAATGTTTTCTTTTTCTGTCTTAATTCTTTCCGACTTGACCTGGCTTCTGGTACGAATCTTGCCAGAAGAAAGTTTTGAAGACGATTCATCTATATCGTCATCATCAAGACCTTGACCAAAACGTCCACCTCTTCTCTTTAATTCTCGAGTGGCGAGAATTCCTCGGTCTTGGGTTTCTTGCGCTTTTAGTGGTCTTTTTTGTTCGCGTGGAATTTTGTTTTCTCTACGCTCAACTATGTACCTGTCGGCAACTGAACGAAACCTGGTTCCTTTAATATCAGCAGCGACCAAGGTATCTAATACTGATTCAGTATCTTTCTGTTCAGATATTTGAGCGACTACTGTTCCATCGTCTCGTATTTCTACGACTTTCAACTTGCCTGGAGGTAAAACTAGCTTTTGTGGGCGCTTATCATCTTTGTCAACATCCATTGACCAATGAGGGAATATACCTCTATCTTCTTCGGTGGTTTGAATTATTATTTTTCTTTTTTGTTTTCCATTAACTGGAGGTTTGATTTTTGAATCTACAGAAAATGGATTTTTTTTAGATAAAACACGTCCGCTTATAAATGAGTCATGCGTGATTTCCGAAAGCGAAATTTCCCCAGTAACGTCATTAACATCTACTTCAATTTCTGCCTCTACTTCTAGGTTTGTACCAATTCTGGATTTGTCGATAATTTCCATTGTTGGAATAAGAATATTTTCGACTTGCTCTTCGGGTGACGCCTCACCTCGCAATGTAGGGTCGATTTTGAGGCCTTGTTTTTTTAGCCTTTGATTTCTTTCCTTCATGCCAGCAAGAGCTGAATCCCTTTTTTCTGCATCAAACAACTGAGCTACTGAAGATGTTTGTGAGTCAGAAAATTCTGAAACTGCAATTCTTTGTCTAGGTGTAGCTGTGCGTAGCGCTTCTTCTCTTGCTTTATTACCCACATCTGTAGCTTGCTTGTCGGTTGTTGGGGTTTTGGGTTTTTTGAGTGGCGCAGTTTTTGTAGGCCTAAGAATTCTGTCTATTTTTTCTTCCATTTCACGCTTTTGCTCAACCCAACTACGAGAGTCGCCGGATTTATCAAGGAGTGCTCGGTATCGACTAAGGTATGCCTTTCTTTCTTCACGCTTTAATCCTTTGTCTTTATCGCTGGTTGCAAGTCTTATGTCCAAGTCATAAGCCGCCATCATTTGCACCAATTCATCTAAGCTGTCTATAGTCGCCGCATCGGCTTTTGCTGCCATTATTTTTTTGTCACGAATTTTTGATTCAAGAACGTCTGGCGTAAATGCACCATGTTCTTCTCTTCTTTTTTTAATTAATAGCTTGAGAGCCGTAGCGTCTTCGGAGCCGGTACCATATTTCTTTTTCCATACAGAACGAATAATTTTTTCATCATTCTTCAATTCTGATAATTGTTTTTCTAAATCAGAAACGTCTTCGCCTATGGCTTTTGCGGCATTGATTTTTAAATTAATTTCATCTTTTTTAAATTCGAGTTGCGCAAGTTCATCAATAATTGTGTCGTGGTCCAATTTTTCAATAGCACCTTTAAGCGCTTTATTTTCTGCTCGTTTTTTCGCCGCGGCTGTGGCAACTGGGTCTTCTGGTACGTACCAAGGAGCAGAAGACTCGCCAGGGCTTAGATAATATGAATCTTCAACAATTCTCATTGTTTCAATATCGGAGCGAACCCTTTTTTCTCCGATTCGTCCGTCAGCTTTATTGTCCATCCACTCAAGGGCGGCATCAACATCGTCGCCCCAAATCAGCCCTGCGTTTCTTAGAGCCCAAAGCTCTGCTGTTGCTTCAATTGCCGTGATTTCGCGACCTTTGTCTATGTAGTCTCGAGGGTATTCCCCGGCCATGAACATAATATTTTCTGTTCTTGATAAAGCCTTACTGAGTTGTTCAAGATTAATGGAATCAGCTGATTCGGTCATGAGGTTAAGCAAATCTGAACCAGTTAATTTATCTAGGCTTTCAATTTTTTTATCCCCAATTGATATGAAGCCATTTTCGTTAATTTGTCTTTTGGCTTCATCAAAGAACACCCTGGCCTGAATTGAGTGTGCTATTTCGTGTTTGATTATGTGTCGCGCAAACCCTCTTTCTTCGACTGTTGCCGCATGTTGCTTGGAATGCTGAGCAGTAGTTAGTAAGAAATCGCCAAGATGTTTAGCCGCTTCAGAATCAGTTTTTGCGCCAACAACATCAATTCTTAGTCTTTCATTGTCTGCCAGTTGAGGCAGCATTGTTTCTTGTGAATGCATTATGAAAGGAATATCAATTCTTATTTCACCAATAGCTTGGCCATTTATGACATTTACGTTATAGCTCGCTTCATCTAAAAATTCAGCTGGTGGCGACGTCTTGTATTCATAAATAAGGTTTTTGATAGTTCCCATATGTTCTGGATTTTTGACGTATTCATCTAAAAACCCTTCCAACAAAGCTCGTTCCGTTTCATAGAATCTTTCAATATCATTTGCAATGACTCTTTCTTGCTGCTCTCTTGATAGCTCGCTAAATCCTGGTACTGCCCTGAGTCTTGCTTCAACCACTTGAGCTACTTGCTCAGGGGTAGGTCGTTGTCCCTCTCCTTCTTCTTGGGGATTTGGGCTGCCAAGGGTTACATTTAGCATTCCTCTTTCTTTTAAAATCCTAAATATTTCATGAAGGTCGTCGTTGTTTTTTCTTGTTTCTGGGGTGCTTGGTACTCCCAATAAGTCGCGAAGATTTGCTATTCGATTATCTTGAGCTTCAAGTTCGAGTTGTGCATTTGCCATGCCCCCCGCAAATATTTTGTATTCACCCTCTCTTAGTTCTGAGTTCCATTTACGTAAATTACGTATTTTGTTTCCGTCAGCATCGCGCCACATTGTCCGAGCAAAAAAGGAACCAAATCTTCCATTGTCGGCGTCATAGGCTGCTTCTTTGAAAAATTTAGATAATGTTTCTCGAGAGTTTGGTTCAGTGAAAGCTTTGCGGGCTGCTTGAAAAGCGTCTATCGCAAAGTCAACTAAGTCTCCTGCTGACTGACCAAAGCAATTGCTTCCCATGTGGTCCGTAAATTGGTTTGCGGCTGGGGTTCCTGGCGGGCATCTGAACTTGTTTAAAGCATCCCTTACTATGCCGAATTTTCCTGCAGCCCTACCTATTAGTGATGTTCCTCTTGACCCAAGAGTTCTTCCTGGAAGCATTTTTTCAGAAATATTGTTTTCTGAATTATTATCTTTGCGGAACGGAGACATCTCTATATCTGAACCAGGAATAATTTCGTCCGTCTTAGGGTTTACTTTAAACTTTCTAATTCTTATTTGAGGCTGTTCTTTTTGATGCTGAATATAGTTTTTTATGCTGCTTGTATTTTTTCTATCAAGCCAGCCAAAATTACTGGTTTTTCCGTTTGACTCTCGACTTTTCTGTGAGGGAAACAAAACAAGTTCTTTGCCTGGACCATTTTTTTCTTTTGGTTGGTATCTATAGCCATTGGGGGTAACTACCATTCCTGGCTCACCGCCTGAATTGGTTCGGGTCTTATTGTCCGTATTGTCGTATGTTGGCTTTTTCTTTGAACCAATGCTTGAACCCAAGCTTTTAATGGCTAAATCAGCGTCAAGGCGAGGTGAACTCATTGATTCAGAAACGGCATTTTTAAAAAAATGTGCAGAAAAATCAGTATCTTTAGCCTCGGTGTGAGCAGATATTAATTTGTCTGAAATTATTATTCTTGTTTTGCGAAACGGCTTCCCCGTCATGGCGGGTGCCCCTTTTCTAGATTGAGTCTTCTTCTAATTCAAGAAGCTGAAACTCTACTAGTGACTTAAGGAATTCTCCCTCAACTTGTTCGGCAGATTTTTCTTTGCTTTCAATGTTTTCGTTTACCAACCAAGTTGCTGGAATCAATTTTTCCATATTCATTTCTTTTGCACGCTTCATTATGTGGCGCTTTGCAGCATTCTTGTCTTTTGCTCTACCAAAAGCCTGAATTGCATTACGAAGGTCTTCGGAAGAAGCAATTGGGAATGAACCATCTGGAAGAGCAGTTCCTTCTTTGGCCATTAAATTTCTCTGGTCCTCGGAAAATGCTCTCTTAAGAGCTATCTCTGCAGCCTCTGCCTCAATCTCTTCTGCCTCTTCTGGCTCATACTTGTCGTAACCAAGAACCTCTCCATCCATGGCAACAAACACGTCGTAAGACTTGCCGTCAAAACCATCAATTTCTACGGCGTACGCATCGTAGCCTTCGAATGTGTCGGGCTCTACAGCGACAACATGACCGTCAATTGACTTGACGGCTATTTCTGCTGCTTCGGTAAAGCTAATCAATGTAAGTTCGTTGTTTGCCGACTTTGACTCAAATACGTTTTCATCGAGTTTGTGCCAACCCACAACTTCTGCTGTTGTGCCGTCTACGAAAACTTCTACTGCACGACCATCTTTGACTTGAACATCAACAACATACATATCTGCATTTGCCGAATAACCAGAGTCAATGACGCTTCCATCGAACATCTCTTCGGCAAGACCTTCAATATGAAGAAGGCCAGGTAGGCCCTTCTCTGACACGCAACCACCTGGGCAGTCATCGCATACGGACACGCCGCCACCATAAGCTTTGCGCTCTATCGCGCAAACATAACCATTATTTGAGAAATCTTCAGATTTCATGCCCATTGATTCAATTCGACGCTTACGCATTGGCTCCATTTCTTCTGCAAGTTCTGCGTCGCCTTCTTCGTCCATTTCGACGTCCATGTCTGAATTCATTCCCTTTTTACGCTTCTTGGCCTTAAAGGGCATGTACATGCTTTTTTCTTCGTCTTCATCCATGTCTTCATCTTCAGTCATGTCTTCTTCATCTTCATCTTCATCTTCATCTTCATCCATGTCTTCATCCATGTCTTCGTCCATGTCTTCGTCCATGTCTTCGTCTTCGTCATCCATTGATGCAGCTTTCTCTTCCGAATCCATGTCTTCGTCTTCATCCATGTCTTCATCTTCGTCCATGTCTTCTTCATCATCCATGTCTTCATCGTCGCCCATGTCTTCGTCGTCGCCCACGTCAGCAGCCTTCGCTTCGCTGTACTCCTCATCATCCATTTTTTCCGACATCCAAGATTTAGGAATCATGTCTTCCTTGCCAAGTTCTTGCGCACGCTTCATGCAATGCATTTTTGCAGCCTGAGGGTTTTCTGCATCATCGACAGCCATAATTGCCATTTTGAGGTCATCTTCATTTTCGATTGGATAAGAGTCATCTGCCATTTTCATGTATTCTTCGTCCATTTCCGGTTTATCACCTTTTGTGTTGAAAATATCTACTGGAACCATTTTGACTTCAACAGCCATAGCTCCACATTTGCCGCATATTTCAGCGCCTTTAACGTAGCCGCACTCGCCTGACGCAAGACCTTTTGCGCATTTTACGACAGCCCCATCGGCATCGATATTGACCGTAGCTTTTTCATCGCTATTCATTTCATGACTCCCTGGGGTTTGTTGTTTTAGCCACTCCTGAAAATGGCCGTTATATTAATTACAAATGTCTTTGTAAAAGTATACGCTACCATAAGGCCCATACGGGAAGTATCAATAAATTAGATATTGTCAAACATCTATTGACAACTAGTTTTTAGGATGGAATTTTTAATTCATCCTTCGTGCGACGGGTAAATGTTTTGGCACTTTTTTCGTATTCTTTTACTAGTGCGGCTTTTTCGTCTTCCGACAATGAATTTAGGTGTGATTGCAATCTTCCTATTAGGTGGTTTCTGTAGTAAAAAATACCTGAAGCCCATACTGGGGTTTGGTTGGTCTTCATGTCTTCAATCCAGAAATATGTCCTGGTTCTTTCAACCATACGCCCAGTAGGAAGCCCAGTACTACGCTGACGGACTGGAACGGATTCGGTATGTTTGAAACGGCGAACCGCATATCTGACTTGCTTTCGGTGGATTAAGTCATTTGGGTCCCCATAAGGCCCCCTAATTGGTTCTAGGTTGTCATCAAGTTCATCCGAAGACAATATTCGTTCAAAATTAAGATATCTTCCGGAACTTAATTTTATACCCTTTCTCTTAGATGGGTGTCCAGACATTGATTCGCGCTTTTTCCATTCTTTTCTCATTTTACGAGCCGCCGGTGTTGAATTAATTATGGCGTTCGAAAGTGTTCCAGAAAGTCTCGGCATCAACAAGTTTGCACCAGAACTGAGTTTGTTCGATGCGCCATCCTCGTCGCTCGTATGATTATAAATCCACGACAAAGAACCCAAATCTAGTTTTTCTTCAGCCCTGGTGACCGCCACATAAGAAAGTCTGAGCTCTTGCTCGTTGGGCATTATTGTGATGTTTGTGCCATCGGTAGCTTTTTTGGGTTTAGCAAAATCGCTCCATATCTGGACTCTGGGCGACTCTAGACCCTTAGACGTATGTGCTGTCTGTATGTGAACATATTCATCACGGTTTTTGGGTAATTTTTTTTCATCGGTTATGATTCTGCCAAGGGCATTTCGAAGTTCTTCAACGCCATGTTCGCTCAACAGCTTGTTAAGCATATTTAGCCTATTATCATCACCCTTTTCCACTGCTTCTTTAAATTCTTCAATATTGCTGATGCCATCAAGGTCTTGACTCATTGATGGTCTTTCATAGATTTTTCTACCATCAGCGCTGGTGTAATAACCTTTTTTGCCATTAGCGGATGTTTCCATGTATTCAACATTGTCAATAAATTTTGTTAAATCTTCTTTGAAGTTTTTGCTGCCATAGACGGTTAGGCCTTTTTCAAAACTCTTCATCGTTGCGGCCATCGCTCCACCATTTGAGCGAGTAAGAATCATTGTTGGATTTTCTACGTCCCCAATAAACCCATCTACCGGGTTGCCAGATTTATCCACTTTCCGACCAGTCATTTTTTCCTTAGCTCCAAGTAGCGAAAGAAATCTATTGCCTATGCCTGCAATATTTTTACCAAATCTAAACGAATCAGTTATTGGCATTGTGTATTTAGCTGGAGCGTCGACAAGAGTCTGTCCATCCGCGCCGCGCCAAGCATTTATGGCCTGGTTTGTATCGCCTATATATATTCTTTGCACTTTATTTGCTTTTTGTAAAATTTCAGCAAAAACCGGGTTCATATCTTGCGCTTCATCGACCATTGCGATATTTACATCCATTGACGAACCTATGTCTGGCTTTGATAAAGCCCACATTTTTGTAATATGTGTGTTATTGACTGGCAACATTCCAGCAACTCCATCTCGTGGAGTTTTAATGTCTTTCCAGTACTTGTTGGCAAGTGCCACTAATTCCGGGAGTATTGCATCATCGTCGACAGCAAGCTTTCCATTAAATTTCCCATTAAAATGTTGTGGTCCGATTTCCGTATCGCTACTAATCGAAAAATGTTCTACGGCTTTTGCTATTCTTTTCACAACATCGGCAGATGTTAGCTCGTCTCCCTGAGACACCATTCTCTTGACACCAAGATATGCCGCTCTATCTCGGAAAGACTTGATTGGTTTTATTGATGGATTAAAACTTTTGTCAGTCATTTTCGAATCAATTGTTTTCATGGCGCGGAAGGCAACTGCGTCCATTGTTCTGACTGTTACGTTTTCTGGCATGCCACGTTTTACAACGTCTCTTTCAGCATTTTTATTAAATACTAAATAAAGAATTCTTGATTCAGGTTCTTCATCTAGAAGTCGATTTGCAAAATTGATTACCGTAGTAGTTTTACCGGTTGCGGCTAATGCGGCAACCTTGACGTCGCTACCGGTCATCATTGCATCTATCGCATCTGATTGCTCTTCTGTCGGAAGTGGTTTTTTCTTTCCTTTAGCATCAGTCGTTGGGTAATCATATTTTTTAACATCAGACAGGTCTATTTCTTTACGCTTAAGGCCGCTAAATGGCTTAAGGGCTTTACTTGTTGATGCAGTCGACGGTGTGCTCGGTTTTGTGGCCGAGGTTTCGCCGCCGAAGCTTTCCCACAGAGGTTTCCACTGATTGTCTGTCAGTTTTTTCCCTGCGTCAAATTGTCTAACCATGCTTGCCATGTAACTTTCGGTTTTACCATCGGCTTTGGTTTTCTTTTTTGTTCTTGCACCGTCTATTAATCTTTTCTGTACAGCGGGGTCATCCCATGGTTGCTTGCCAGATGAGAGTTTTGATGATTCATCATCTTTTAGTCGACGCGAAAGTCTTTTTGATGGTCTGCCTGACGAAAGGCTTTGTGTTGCTTCATATTGTTCATTAAGCTCGCGTTCTATTTTTGCGGCTCCCTCTGGAGAGCGGTCAAACATATCTTCGAGATAATCGTTATAGAGAGAGAACACTGCGCCATTAACATCTCCGTCAAGACGCTCAATATATTGCCTATGTAGCGAAGGGTTGTCCTTCCATACACCAATAGCTTCAGTAATCATATTTTCGGTTACTGATTCAGCAAGCCCTGCGTTTTCGAGCGCCCTAGTAAGAGCAGGTAAATCAGGAGTTTTACCCGACGACAACTTACCGCCAGTGTCGGGGACCGTTATCCCAGGCACGTCATCTACGTTTTCTGATACGGCCATTTGTTTACTCATGCTCGGGGATAGTTTGATGGCGAAATTTACAGCTTTTTGTGCATCGGACACTGCTTTTTGCAGAGCATCAGGGTCTGATTTGAGTCGCTTAAGCCATGAAGCAAGATACATCGCATGCTGTGGCTGCGGCTCCGCGGAGAGACCATGTGCTGCCATAAAGAAAGCAGAAGCAATTTCTGCTACCAATTCTTCGTATGCGTATTCTGGACTACCAAAATAATTCATGTTTGGTCTATTTAGACGTGATGTGTGTCCGGTCCAGTGCATTAATTCGTGAGCTTGAGTCGCGTAAAAATCCAAAGGAGATTTAAAATTTTCAAATTTTGGTAGAACTATTTCATCTTTTGATGGACTGTAGTAAGCCCTATCAGTTGCGGCTTCGGTAATCTTTGCACCTATTTCTTTAATAGCGCTTTCAAGTTGAGAAACTCTTTGCTCTTCTGAAAGTTTTGGAAATTTATTTTCCATCTCATCAACATCTACGCCATCTACTTGGTCGACATTAAATACCGTTGCAACTGAATAAAATACTCCGCCGCCCTTCTTGTTGCCCTCATCATCTTCTTTTGCTTTGTAAACTCTTGGGACGAGAATTTTGGTTCCTTTTTCTCCCGCCTTGACTTGGCCGCCAGATTTTTCCCACTGCTTGTATGTTGCCCAATATGGTTTCGTGTATCCCTTATCTTCTTGCGCCATTAATAGGAACAATAAGTTTGTGTTTGAGTATGGACGGTTTTTATTGGTTGGATTTTTAGGAAATGCACCAACTTTGTACCAAGGGGCTTCCCACTTATCTCCATCAGCAGTCTCTATTGCTTTAATTAATTTTTGAGTGATTGACTTATAAACTTCATCAAGTTTGCCCGATGAAAGACGTTCACCATCTTTCATTTTGTCTAGTGGATTCGGTTTTGCTTTTTGAGAACTTTGTTTTTTACTTTCTGCTCGAAGCATTTCATTAAATACTTTTGAGCCTCTTTTTTTGGCTGTACGCAATCTTTCGTCAATTTCGTTAATTGATTCATTAGCTGAAAAAGATTCAGTCCCAGTTCTGCCCGAAGATAACTTGCGACCTTCTTCCAGGCTTCTAATAAATTTGTCTGGATTATTTGAAGCCCCAGCCTGTCGAGCACTCTCGTATGTAACGTTTCTGAATTCAACAGTTTTACCGGTGTCCCTATATGTAACTCCAAGAACTTGGTCTTGTGGGTCATAAGTAATTTTTTTAGCAAGTTTGGAATTACGGGGGTCCATTTCCATTTGAACTGCAGTTGCTGCTCTGGGTGCTATTTTTCTTTCACCTTTGCCGAATCTACCGCTACTCAATTTAAGGTCAGAAACTTTAAAATCTTTTCCTGTTGCTTTATTAATTCCATCAAGAGTTTTTTGAATTTCTTCTGGAGTCCAAACGACAGCGGCGCCCACTTTGTAAGTAAAAGGCCTTTCTTCTCCAGCTTTTTTAAAGGCTCGACCTATTTTTGCCAAAGGCTTAGAGCCAATAGCGTCTCCCATAATTTCACCAATAACTCTGTCCGAAAGATTGCCCTTACCTCCTCCTATTTGTATCCCATTTGCTCTTAGGAGATTATCTAAAGCACTAAAGAATTTATTTTGTTCTGTTGCTTTGTCAAGGTTTTTGGCTTCATCACTACCAAAAACGTCGGCAGCACTAGTAATGTGCTTACGTTTTTTTAATTCTAAAACCACATTTGTTGGTACACCATTTCTTCTCCATGAACCTGGAGAAGTAAATAATTGTTCCGTGCTAGTTGGGACCCCTAGTAACTTCTCAAAAGCTTTAGCTATTTCTTCTCGATTTTTTCCTGAATCAGCTGGCATATTAAGTTTTTCAATTAACTTGTCAAGACTGTAGGCCTCTTTAGATTCTTTTCCTTTCACGCTTTCTATTGAGCGCTTTACATCTTCTGCAACAACTATTTCTCTCTTTTTAGGAAGAGCGTCTTCATCTATTTCGGTTGAAGTCTTAAAATCTATAGGTGCATCTAAGGGGTAGATGGCACCCAAAAAGGTTGATTCGTCTTTGGCGGCGTCATAATCCTCACGACTTACTGGCTTATTATCTTCTAGGCCGTCATACCAATATGGGGCAGAATCAAATCCCCAAACTTTTCTGATTAGTCCATCTGATTCGCCGGGCAAGTTAGTATCCGAATGTGCAGTCAAATACGACTGAACAGAAGCAGACGATATTGCGCCGTTTTTCCCTAGCAATTTTTTCATTTCGTCTTCATTGAGATTGAACATTTTTTTAATGTTTTCATCAGACATTGGTTCGCCCTTAGGGTCTCTCAAAAGGGGTCTTAATTTTTCAAACGAAAGCATCCATGGTCCGTCTTTTTTTCTGTTTTTATTATCCGACAGAGAACCAACAAGCGCTGGAGTTGTGAATGCTTTCTTGAGATTTCCACGAATGGTCTCTAATTTTGAACCTTTTTCAAGGCTTTCGTCAAACGATGGGGTTTTGAGATTGGCTAAAAGATTTTTAGCCTGTTCTTCCATGCCCCTAGATTCTTGAATATAGATTTGCTCAACTTCTCGGCGATTCAATTGAGCAAGGCGACGAGCAGGTCTCGACCCTCCGCCATATCCACTGCTTAATCTGAATTCATCAATACTTGGGCCAGGCTTCTTTTTGCTCGGAATTGTTCTGGCTTTTAACCGGTCTCCGTCAGCAAATCTTTGTCGGTCCTCAGGGGAGAATGGTTTACGTTTAGTTGTCTTCCCTTTTTTTTTACGTCCAGAAGAAAGACCTACCTCTTGAGATATCAGCTTATAGTCTCTTGCTGCCCATTTTTTTGCTGCAGCTCTTGATTTAAAAACTTTATCATGTTCGTACTCTTTGGCCTCTTGACCACCGTTACGTACGGCGTCGGCAATACGAGAGACTACGAATCCATCTTTAGCGTTGCCTTGTATTTCATAAGAGCCATCAATGTCTGGCGCATTTATTCTAATGCCATATTCAGTTTTTTGCCATTCATCGTCAAATAATGATGAATCCGACATTATTCCTTGCGCTCTGAGTCTGTCACTTTCGGTCATCATCTCTCTAAATGTTCTTGGTTTTTTGAGACCGGAAGAAAGTTTTCCGCCTTCCCCCATACGCAAAGGAACATCAAGGTCTCTTAACTCTGTTCCTTTGGGGGCCCGGAAATTTGGGTTGTCTTTATTCAAAAGCGCATTTAATCTTCTTGCTGAAGCTCTTTGTCCAGGGGTATATACGCGGCTGTCTTGCGTAGAAAGTTTTTCAATTTGGTCAAGGAAATCGATAATGAAGTCTCGCTCATTGGCGTCCAACTCAAACCCATCTCTAAGTTTTTCATAGAGTTTTGCAACATCTGAGTTTTTGTTTATCTTTCTTTGAGATTCGATTTGTTGGTTCAGAAACGACCGAACATCTGCCGGCATGTTTTTAACCGAAGTCTTTGATTTGTCTTCGTACTCTCGTCGTCCAGAAGACAGTGTTTCACCGGAACGATTTGAATCTTCACTTAGTCTTTCGCCCTCTTCTTTGCGAAGACGACGCATGTGTCGTTGCTCACGTTTTCTTACTTCCTCGCGAGAAAGACCAAGGCTTTCAGCAACATCGGCGAGAGACTCTCCGTCGTTGCGACGCTTGTAAATTTTTTCGTCATCTCGTTGCTGTTTTGATGTGCGCTTTGGTTTTACTTCAGGGAATGGTACTTTTCTGCCGCTGCTGAGTTTTTTGCTTGGTTTAGGTTCTATGGCTTTAGGGGGTACGTATCCACCTCTGAAGCCATAATCTCCGCCAAATATGTCTTTCCTTGGTATTAACTCATATTGAATTAGTGCACCAAAAAATTCTCTTCTGTCGTTCATGCTCAAGCCAGAGACATTTGGCTTCACTGCATCCAAAAAGTTTTCTATGCCTTCGGGAATGCCAAAATTTATTTCCTTCTCTGCTTCGCTTGTATTACTGCTTTTACGGCTGTTTTTTATGTATTCGCCAGCAGTTTTAGCTGTGTTCAAAAACCAAGTCCTATATTCAACCGAAGATTTTGCTTTCTCGTTAAAATTGGCCGGCCGCTTATAGGTGCCCGAACCATTCCACATCACTCTTACTTGGTTGTACCCAAGTTCCCTGCCGCGTAAGAAATCGTTGCTTAGTTTTTTGTCAGCCGGGTATCGCGGAATTTCTACCCAACCCAATCCTTGTTCGCGCCATGAATTTGCAATCTTTTCAAAGTCTGTTTCTTTTGCGTCTTCGGCTGGATTTTTTAGTTTTTTGGCAGAACGATGTCTAGTAATATCTTTTGTGCCTGAAGATAGTTTTTCTTTTTTGCGAGGGGGTGGAGGTGGTGAAGATGGGGTTTTTGTAGGCTTTGGTTTTGGGGGAGCCGGAGGAGGTGGTGAAGATGGGGTTTTTGTAGGCTTTGGTTTTGGGGGGGCCGGAGGAGGTGTCCGACGTGATTCTGGTTTTTTGTCATCCAACAACTCTCTGAGTCGCGAAGGGACTGGTGGGCTTGGGCGACGATTTTGCTCCCAGATTGGAGTGCGTTTTTTGGGTTTACCAGTACCTGATGGTGTGGGTTTTTTGTTTGCGCCCGAAGGCAGACCAACCCATACTGGGTTCGTGGTGCCTTCATCAGCCCAACCATCAGCATCAACGTCGCGACGGTTTCCTGTTGGTTTTTTTGTGCCACGCATACCGCCGGTAGGTATATCAATTCTTCCGCCACCAAGCCTTCTTCTTCTGTCACCGATTCTCGGTCTATCGATTAGACCGCTGCCAATTCTTTTTCCTATTCTTGTCCCAATGCCTTTTACTGCAATATTTATTGCATCGACTGATTCGGCTGTTAGTCCGGATGTTAAAACAATTCCATATTCATCAACAAACGAATCAACCCTATGGTGGTCCAGTACTGCGTCCAGTAAAGATTTTACTTCAAAAGCATTTTCCACATCAACAGGGATATAAAAGAATTTTTCTTTTCCTGAAGCTAAAGTTTTTTCCTTGATTGCGTATTCTTCCGCATCAAATTCATTTAGTTTTTTATATTTTTTGCGTTTTTTATTGCGTCTCTTTACTATGCCCCTCAACACTCCAAAAATAAATTCGCCTGGATATTTTTCTTCAATATCTTCGACCCATTTGACTTCTTCTTCATCCAAGAAATCGTTATATTCTTTTTTATCTATAGCGTTTCCCCCAACAACACCTGGCGGAATAACTGCGAACCTACAGCGACCATCGGCTTCGACGGCTTTATCTATAATCTTGCAAGAACCTTCTCCCTTAAAGAAAATGCAATTAGAACATTTAACTCCAATATTGATTAATTCATTTTCTGCCGCTGGTGTATAGGCCGCGTAAACACCTTTTTTATCTTCATTGAACTTGCCGTATTTTTTAGTTATACGAACAAGCGCATCAGCCAAAGCTTGCTCTTCGTTGTCTAGCGGCTTTGGTGTGGTTGGTTTATTTTTTAAAGAATCTTCATAAACAACAACAGGCAAAGGTATGGAAATAGGACCGTTTTCTCCAGGCCTAATTGCTACGGGCATTGGCATAACAGGTACTGGTTTTGTTACTCTTCCATGCATGGTTGGTTTACCCTGCTGAGAAGGAACTATTGATGGATTAATGTTTGGTTTTTGAATAACTATTCTTTGTGGTTGCCCGAACATTAACTCTTGACCGTCATAGTGATATTTGCACATGTACTTAGAAACAAGACCATCACTTGTTTGCCTATCAAAAACAACTGAGTTTTTATCAAGAGATACAATTTTTATTTTTGATGCTGTTCTTTTTTCTAATTCGCTAGATATTTTTTGTAGCAAATCGTCTTCTGTATTATTTTCTCGAGACGCAATAGGGGTAACGTTTACAGCTTCCTGCATAGGCCCAGAAGCAAATACTGCACGTTCAATCGTGTCAGATTTTCCAGAGTCGTTTTTAACTGAAATTGTTCCAGTGAGTTGATTGGCCCCATGCAGAACAGGGCTGACTTCATAAAGCTCAACCTCATAGAGAATGTTGGCTTGCATATTTTGGTCGTATTGGGCTCTTAGTGTTTTGTAGCCGATTGACCACTCTTGCTCTTCGCCAAAGAAGGCAACGTTCGCAAAAGCTTCTCTGCCCTTCTCTGATTGAAGGTTAAATTGAACTTTTGCATAAAGGCCGCCAATACCAGCCATTTTCATCTTTATTGGTAGACGAGGGTCGCTTGCTGGAACCTCGTAAATATCCAAAACTTTACCTATTGGGTCATTCCAATTGTGACCCCACACCACACGTGGTTTTCTTCTTAGAAGGCTTTTAGCAAAAGCTCCAGTTGCGCAAACATCGCCAACCGAGTCCTTATTTCCAATACCCGCAACAAAACACTCGACAATGCCCTGAGCCTCGTCAAGATTGAAGGTGCCCGCACTGGCTTTGTATTGTATTTCCGCATTCTGCATCGAGGGCATGAGACTCCTTGGGGTATTTAGATAATAAGTTAAATTTGAGCGCCATCATTGCAGGTATTGTAAGTATTTTAATTAGTTTTAGTAAATTATTTAAATAGTTTTAGTAAACTATTTAATTTGTTGGCCAAAACTCCATGCACGACGTGTCTCGTCTTCGGAAACATCAAATATTTGTTTTGCAATAAGGTTCGCATATAGAGAAACTAAGGCTTTTCGAAACTCAACAGCGCGCTCTTCTTCCCCCGGAATATTGAGGCAAGCAATCATCGTGTTATATATAGCCTTAGAATTTTCTTTATTGATTTGTTTAATTCGGTTCATCTGAGATTCAATTTGTGCACGAATATCAGACTGATGACTGTCTTTTTTGGTTTTAAGGGACTTTGATTTTTCTTTTTCTCCAAATTTTATTGCCATGGAATCCTGGATAATGGCGGACAAAACAGGCTGAATATCATCATCCATCTGCTTATCCCATGTTTCTGTAGATATTAGAGAATCGATATCTAGAGTGCCAGTAAATAAACCCTTCTTTGCCCTACTGCTTCCAGCTTTTTCTAGAACTACTCTTTCCTGTCTTTCCAACACTCTTTCAAGACTTCTGTCCAGTATTTCTTCCCAACGCGAAATTGTTTGATTTACATTGTCCTCTTGGGATTTGTACATCATTGCCGATGATGATTCGCTTGCCGCTCCTTCGGGAACAGGTGCTGCGGTTGTTGCGGGAGCGCCCAATGCGTCTGGTGGGATAGTGCTTTGAGCCAAAGCGCCAGCCATTGTGTTGGGGTCAAGTGGCTGCTCGCCTGGCATCGGTGGTGCGCCTGGCATTGGCGGCATTTCGGGAGTAGGGGGCATACCAGGCATTGGAGGCGCCCCAGGCTGAGGGATGTCAGCCTTCGGTTGGTCTTCCATTTTTTTCTTAGTGTTAGAAATTGGAATTAAATTAGGATTCATCAACAGAGAGTCAGCTAAATCGCTCTCGGTTTCTTTGCGACCAGACCCAAGCCGATATTCATTGTTGCTGATTAGTCCAGTTTGGAATTCTTGCAGAAGATATCTTTCCCGCTCTTGTTTGTAGAGCTGGAGAATAGGTACTTCTGATAAATCGAAATCCACATAATGTTTTTCATCCAATTCATCTAAGCCTCTAGCCAAAGGCTCTAGGTGGGGCATCATTGTTTCCATCCAGAAAACACGAATTTCTTCGCTTGCGTTGGAAAAAGTCCTTCCAGCTGCGTTGCCGATTACCGACTCGGGAACGCCAAACGAAGCAAGAATTTCTTCTTTTGTTATTTGTCTCATTTGCAAATATGCCGCATCTCTCGGTGATGCGCTTGTATCAATGTAGTCAACACCATCTTCAGATGAGATTACTGACGTATATCCCGTTTTTGAAATATTTCCCCTAAAACGACTTTTCAACTCATCTTTGTCGTCATCATCAATTTCGCCCTTAAGAACTAGAAGTCCACCTGGTCGGCCATCATTCATTAAATAATTTCGGTTGTAGAGTTTTGCAAGATTTTCTATTTCTAGAGCAATACCACAAGATTCAAGTGGAGTGAGCGACAGATATGGGTCTATCGGGTGGGGTCTTCTTATCCAACAAACATCATCTGGTTTCATTATTACTTTTTGACCATACGGCATCTGCACCTCGTAGCCAGAAACAAAAGTTTTTGGGTCTGGTATTGGCGCTGTTGACTGTGGTGGTAGAAGACTAAGGCCAACTATGCTCCCGTCACGACCGCGAATTTTTTCTATAAAAACTCCACGTGTTCCCAGTAGAAGCTGAGACGAAAGCCGATATCTAAATATGAAAGCATTTTCCCCAACATTGGATTTTGTGTTTAAAATTTCAAGCAAATTTTCATTTTCGGCTTTACGGCCAATCAGTATTTCACCATCTGGTGAATTATCTTTTCTTAGGATGATTGGCAAACGAGCCTGATTTCCAGCGATTGCGTCTATACATCGCGCAACCCATGTAATTTTCTGCATTCCCTCTTTGTATGCACGTTCAATATCCCAGCCGTCTTTATAGGCTTTGCCTGCAAAAGTTGGGTTCGAGGCAATGGGAGCACCAGGACCAATAGATTTGACTTTGTCGTTATTTAGCGACTTATTACTACTTGAGTTCCAGGCCATATTTTACTCAGCGCCTAATAGGTAACCAAAAATGCCACATGCGATACCTGCCACCATTAATCCGGCGGGAACAAAAATAAGCGCCGCACCAATACTGGTAAACAGTATAAATGAAAACATAAGCAAATTGGCGAAGGTAGCCCTAGTTAGCTTTGGCCTCATGCCAACAAGTTTTTGTTTTAAGCTATTAATAATCAATTTTAGTTTTGATGGTAAACTCATTGAAACCTTTACAGATTTAGGTGCATCAATTACATTAGCCTATTATCAACGCTCTGGAGTAAGACTAAATTGGATAATTGAGGGAAAATGACAACTGACTGGAATGAAGTACTAAATTACTTACTGCCCAAATCTCCGTCATTTTGCCCAGAAGAACCCTCGTTAAATCAAAAGGTATTTTTAAGGACAAATTCGTTAGAAGCCCTTTTTGGTGGCGCTGCTGGTGGAGGCAAGTCTTCGGCCTTATTGATGTCGGCCCTTCAGTATGTAGATATCCCTGGTTATTCGGCAATACTTTTTAGACGTACGTTTGCGGACCTATCACTGCCGGGTGCGTTGATGGATAGATTCAAATCTTGGGTGGGTAATTATGACGACGTCCATTGGAATAACAATAGTTTTCAGGCAACATTTCCGTCTGGGGCGAGAATTTCTTTTGGTTACCTAAATAACACTAATGACTACCTTAGATATAAAGGTTCTGAATTTCAATTTATTGGGATGGACGAAGTTACTGAAATCAGAGAAAGCGACTATAGATATCTATTTTCCCGCTTACGTCGTCCTGCTTCTGGCCCCCTCTCCGAGGTGCCTTTAAGGATGAGGGCCGCATCAAACCCTGCTCCAAATTGGGTTAGACAGCGCTTCATCGTGGAAGGAAAGAAGGAAAATAGGATTTTTGTACCATCCAAACTCCAGGACAACCCGGGCATAGACGTAGATTCGTATCGCTTAGCCCTGCAAGCACTTGACCCAATTGAAAGAAGACGACTAGAAGAGGGTGATTGGTGGAGCACAACTCTTGGAACATTATTTGACAGAACTTCCTTTATTATTTTGGATTCCTCAGAAATTCCCGAAGTTGCTAATTCGGCTAAGGCTGTTAGGTTTTGGGACCTAGCCGCAACTGAACCAAGTCATTCAAATCCAAATCCAGACTATACAGTGGGAACATTAATGTTGTTTGATAACGGAATTGCCTATGTCTTAGATGTCAAAAAAGCCAGGATTAAGGGTGAAAAAGTCGAACAATTGATAGCCCAAACAGCCTATGAGGATGGGCATGGGGTTGCCATAAGAATGGAACAGGAACCAGGCTCTAGTGGCAAAGCCCTTGTTGACCAGTACGCAAGGTATGTGGTACCAGGGTATGATTTCTCTGCATTAAGGGCTACCGGGGATAAGGTGACAAGAGCTAGGCCGTTTGCCGCTGCATGCGCAAACGGGAACGTCAGAGTCCTACGTGGAGCATGGCTAACTGACTGGCTTGATGAATTTTCGTCATTCCCTGAAGCATGTGACCACGACGACCAGGTTGACTCTGCTGTGGGGGCTTTTACATATTTGGCTGGGTTGGGGTTGCCGCAACGACGAAAAATCAGTATAGTGATTTAGCGTTATTACTTACTAATTTTATAATTACTTAAAAAGGAAACATTACTAAATGAGTATTTTAAAGATTGTTGAACTTCGTGAACAAATTAAAAATTTATCCGAAGAAATCGATGCTTACGTTTTATCCGATGCTTCAGTCGCTGAGGCGTCGGAAGGCTTGTTGCAGTTGAATCTTGCTAAACGAGATATTGCAACGGTTTACGACACGTTAACCCATTTTGTTGCGCTAAAGCTTGGCGATGAAACCGAGATATCTTTAGGGGAAGGTGCCTCAATTGAGAAAAAAACTGCATACGACAGAAAAGCTTGGGAGCATAAAAAATTAGGTTTAGCCGTCGTGGATAAACTAGTGAAAATGTCAGTTGACATGGATACTGGGGAGGTTATTAAAACCCCATCTGAAATAGCTATTCAGCTTTTAGATTTTTGCGCACCGTCATATTGGCGCGTAAAAGAGTTGTCCAACATTGGCATCAATGCAGACATGTATTGTGAAACGGGTCAACTGAAAACAACAATCATAGTAAGAAAGGGAGAGAATCAATGACAAAAAATCAAACACTAATGGCGGCGCTTGCCGAACCATTTCCTGTTGAGATGGAAAAAACTTTGGTTAAAAGTGGTGTACCTTTGGTATACCTTCCTGTTAGTGAAGTAATCAACAGGCTCAATAAAGTATTGGGTCCAGAATCTTGGTCTTTTACTGTAATCTCAATTGAAAGAGACCAATACGACAACGACGAAATCATTGCCCACATTAATTTGTCTATAGATTTTGGTGACGGCAAAATTGTCAACAAACACGGCATTGGTGGTCAATCAGTCAAAAGAGCAAAATCAACAGGTAAACCAATTGACCTGGGCAATGATTTTAAGGGAGCGGTTTCTGACGCCCTTAAGAAAGCCGCTCAACAGCTTGGTGTTGGTCTTTACTTGGCAAGAAGCACCGATGCTATGGATATTGAGGATGCGATGGATGCTGACCTGGTAAACAAGTCAGCAATCGCTGCTCAGCAAAACATAAG